TTGAGGGTATAAGTAGTGTTAACATCGTTGCCAGGGCCTAATGTTTCTTTAGTAATTGCCGTTGCGCCTGGACCTCGTACAATTTCCCATACTCCTGCAATAAGAGCTTCTAGGCTGTTAGTGTCTAGGTTGTAACGAATTGTACCGTCGGCAAATTCGGCGCCACTAATGCCGCCTGGATAACGTACGAGTGTTTCGTTAGGACGTTGTGCAGTTGTTCCCTGTGGCAATCTTAACCCACCAGTTAGTCCCATTACTGCACGACCAAATTGATTAGTGAATAGTGTTTGGTCTCTAATACTAAACTTTGAAATATTTTTTTGTTTTAGAAATTTCATATTATACCGGCAATGAACTTACTGTTACTGCAATTAAGTCTGCAACATCTGCGCCTACATAAATTGTATCGTTAGATTCTAAAATAATCCGTTCTTCACTAAAGAATACAGTTTCGCCTGCAGGAATAATTAAATTGCTAACTATCCTATTATAATTTTGGTATCCAACACCTTGTTTAGCAAACCAAATATTAACCGTGACTGCATTAACTGTTTCGTCTGTTAATGTTACAGCACCAATGTTACATAATGCTATTGTTGTGATTGCATTTTGCTGACCAGTGCCGCCACTAGTGCCATTACTGGTACTAACAAAGATAGGGTTTCCTGGTACAGTGAGGGCTCTGGTTGCATCTATTAATGTGCTTGTAATCATATTTGTCTCTTTAAAATATTATGCTAAAAACAAGTGCCTTGTTTTTACTTATTAATTCACCAGTCCTGTGATTAGTGCTTGTACTGTCATTTACAAAATAAACACCACTAGTTCCTAGTCCAGGATCTCCTGCTCGAACTAATGTTGCACCTGACACAGTTGCAGGATCACTTGTAATTTGATCTAACTGTAATGCATAATTTGTACGCAACTTGCCTGTAGTAGCAGTTTTAACATAGATGTTTTGTGCTGTAACTCCAACAGGAGTTCGTATTTCAAAATTTACCCCGTCGATCTCAATACCATTCAGTCCTTTGAGACCAACTAAAAATCTATCTGCAAAAAACTGAGCCGTTAGCGTAGTATCCACTACAATAGATACAGAGCTTTCATTAATTAATTGACCAACAGTTGCAGTCGCAAATGCAAGCGAGCCGGCTGTATCTGTATTATTAGGAGTAACATCGGCGTCAGCAATAATTACTCTAGTGTTATCTTTAAGAATTTGGAATGTTGGATTATTTTGAATTGCATCATCAACATATTTTTTGTTTGTTAACACATCGTCGTGTGTAACTTGATCTTCATAGCTAGTAGTACCAGATACTTTAACAACTCCTGTTCCCTGACCAATCAATGTCAAGTCTCCGGCGTCTGTTATACTATCTGTAATTATTTGTCTTAATTTTAAACGACTGTTTTGGAATGTATAAGCGTCTTCGGCGCCGACTAGTTTCCATCCGCCTGCGGTTGCTCCTAGTTCTAAACTTGGAAATGTCTGTGCTGTTGGTATAGCAATATTCTCATCCCAAAGTAAAGAAGCGTCATCAGCTGAACCTCGATCAATTCGGATTCCGGAAATAATTAATGATACTCCGTCGCCTCCTTCACCTTTGTTTAGCGTGATAACGTTGTCTTCAATTTCTAATTGTGTTGCAGCAACATAGACAGTTTCCCCTTCAACTAGTAATCCGCCAGTTACAATAACCGTACCTGAAGGTCCAGTATCTAGAGTAATTGTACCTCCGGATACTGAATCTCTAATGGCTTGTATATTATAATCGCCGTTGACTCTTAAAAACTGTCCCATGTTGTAATCCTAAATTAAACGATTGCTGTTAGTACAATGTAGTCTGCTGATGAGTCATTTTCTAAGTACCAATTGTACTTAACGCCGTCGAAGTCTGTAGCTACACGTTTAGTAATCTTAGCAATTTGTTTGGTATTATTAAGTCCGTTTCCGCCAACATAACCAGTGATACGCATTTCGCCGTATGCATTAGGTTCATCAGATACTACAGTTGCAGTAACATATGATGAAGTTGTACCAATGTTTCCTACTTGAGTAACTACGAAAGTTTTTGCGCCACGTTGCTTGAGAATAACACCGTCTGTTCTTAACGATGCATCAAAAAACTCAACTCTTACACCAGTAGCTGTAGTAGCACCAGTTCCGATAACATCAACTCCGTTTACATCTTTTCTTAATGGACGTCCCATTTTGTTTCTCCTTAATTTGACGTTCTAGGTCTACGCAGAGGGATTCTGCATAAATCTTCTTGACTCTTTATTTATCCACGACTAAGCATTGCCATTAGCTCAATTTTTTCAACTGTGCTTAGTATTTGATTAATAGTGTCTATTTCTTTTTGTGCTTTTTCTAAATAGGCTCGACTTTTAGTTTGTCTATGCTGTACCATAATAATACTATGTTGCTTTATGCGATTTTCAATCATATGTTCTATCTGATTAACATCGTGAGTAAACATAGGAAAGCGTTTACGCCATATACTAAACTGCTCACGCATCTGTTTAAAGTCGTTGTCTGATTCTATTTGCATTAGGTATTTAAGTCAACAAAAAAGCCCCGAAGGGCCTTTTTGAATCTTTCTTCTTGTTTCTAAGAATTAAGCAAAACGTAGGTTTGCGCTAGTTACAGCAACAGTACCTAGGTAATCAGCTGCGTTACCTAAAGAAGATGCTGTGTTTGTCAACTCAACATAACCATAGCGTGTCATGAATGACACCACTGGTTCGAATGTTGATGGATCTAACACTACACCAGAACTCATTAGAGGAATGTAAGGGCAGTAAAATGCCGCTGCATCTGACTCAGATGAACCTTTGTAACCTACTAATACGTTGTCGTCAGTAGCATAGCCGTTAACATAAATCTTCATTGCACTGTTCAATGTACCAACAAACTTTGTGTTTGTAGGAGCTTCGAATGTACCTTCTGTTGTACGAGCAAATGCGCTTGTAGTAGCAGATTGTAGAAGAGTTAGAACTGTTGGAGATACAACAGCCCAGTTACCAGCACCACGACGTGTGCGTTGAGCAATCAAGTTAGCAGTACGATTGATTTGAACAGCTAAAGCAGCGTGCTCGTCACCAACGAAAGTTGCAGTACCAGAAACAGCAGCTTGGTCGTATGTTAATACGATACCAGACAAGCTCTTCAAGCTAGCAATAACTTCTTGGTCAATTTCAGCAGTAATTTCTTGCGCCAAAGCAGCCATAATTTCTGCTTCGATGTCAATACCCTGTTGGGCTTGTGCATCTTGTGCAGACTCAAACGTCCAGCGAGCTGACAATTTACGTGTCTTAGCTTCAACTGTCTGTTTCAAGATTTGAATGCTTAGTCTGTTACCAGCACGACCTTCTAAAGCTGCTGTACTAGCTGCTTTGTCAGATGCTGAACCGGAATAGCCTTCGGCGATCTTGAATGGGCTTAGTGCCTCATCACCAGCTGTGATGTCAGTACCGGCTGCGCTGTTAAAGCTATCTGCATAGCGAACACGCAAGGTATGGATCTGACCAACTGGGCCAGTCATTGGTTGTACACCTACTAACTCGTTAGCGATAACGGTAGGCATTACACGTCTGATCACTGGAAGGATCACACGATTTAAAGTTGCAACGTTGCCAGCGGATGTAGCTCCAGCAGTAGCACTCTCAGCCAAATACTTGCGGGTATTTTCTAAAGTAGTAGCCATTACTGAACGCTTGTTACCTTGAAGACCTTCTAGAAGGGCGTCTTTGGTTTCCGACCAGCGTGACTCGAGTAATTGTGACATTATAGTTCTCCTTAAACTTTTAGTCCCGCAAGCCTGCGGATGTCAAATATTTCAGCAGTTTTTTCTTCACTGCTAAATTGTTGTGCCTGATGTTTATTGCCTGTAATTTCTTTGCCTTCGGTCAATGCTTTCTTGGCCGGAGTTCCACCATTCATTACTGCTGGTAGATACTTGTCAAAAGCTGCATTTAGCTTATCTGTTTGTACTGACTCTAATAGTTGGCTCATTACTGAACGCTTATCACCACCTAATGGTCCTAACAACTCGCCTATAACTGCTGTGCGCTTTGCGGATTCTTTAATGATTCTTAATTCAGTTTTATTGCTTTCTACTAATTTTTCTGTTTCTGCAACAATCTTTGCTGCTTCTTCTAATTCCATTTCTTTCTGTGCAACTACCTTTAACAGGCGTGCAGTTTCAGATTTTTCATTTAGATGACTTGCAGCAAACTCGCTTGCGAATGATTCAAAAATTCTGCGACCAAAGTCGTTTCTGCGAGCAGAGTTGATATCTTCTTTCAACTGAGTCATTTCAGATTTCAATCCCTTAGAGACTGTTTCTTCAATGATTTGTGCTGAACGAGCGATGAAATCTTTCCTGACAGCTTCAAACTTAACTCTACTATCACGTACTAGACGTACTTTAGTTTCAGCTAAATCTTTCTTGTCGCTGTGGAATTCTGCGATTTCTTTCGCTAGTGAGTCCACAATAAAAGACTCTAATTTTTCAACGTTGCCTGCAACTGCGTTACGGTCTTCGTGTAATTCTGCAATTTCTTTGCGTAGATTATTTAAGATAAATGATTCCATAGTGGCCGCATCATCTTTCATTTTTCTAGCGTATTTTGCACGGGCTTCGATAAGTCCTTGACGGTCTTCAGCAAGTTCTGTTAGCTCTGCGGTTAAGCGATCAGCTAACATTCCTTCAACAGCTTCAACCATTGCGGTTTTATCGTGCGCATATTTCTGCGCAAATTCTTCACGTAGTGTAGCAGTGACTTGATCACGAGATTCTTGAATCTGCGTATTCCAAGCAGTTTCAATCTCCGATTTGATGTCCTCGGAAATCACATTGTTTTCAAATAATTGTTTAACGAAATCTAGCATGTGATTCTCCTTTTTATTTGAGATCCTTGATGATTTTCACCAAGCTCTCTGCTATATATCTTTGTGCCTGTGGGTTGCCTTGTACTTCTAATGCCATTTTAAATGCCTGATAGCCACCTGTGTTATTCATCAAGTGCTCATATACTGGAGTTGGGTAAGCTCCGGGTGCGCTTGGCTGCGCAACAATGTCAACAGTGATAATTTCAAATCCCTGGACATTGCCGCCACCGTCTACTTCGCCGGATCCTCTTGAACTTACACCCAACTTAACTCCTGCCGTCAACATGGATTCAATTAATTTACCCATTGGTGTTGGCAAGATTTTTAGTTTTCCGTAGCCGTTAGGACCATCCATCCACATCTTGGTAATCATATGACTAACACGATCTAGATTAATTTTTAAATCCTGAGGATGATCAACTTCACCTAGCACAGAGTAACCACCAGAGATCTGTTCGTTGAGCGTTTTGACAGCCCTGCCAATCTCTTGAGAAGAATAAACACGTTGATTTGCATTGCGGATATCACCTTGGATGCAAATCCCGTTGAGATGTAACGACTTACCGCCGTTACCATCTTCTTCGCTCTCAAGAACAATCTTAGCCTGATCGTAACTTAAATGTTCTGCTAGAGTAAATTTTTTCACCATTCGGTCCTATTATCTACGACCACGGAAAAGACTTTGGCCATCAGTGGAACCTTCCGCTGCGCCCTTTTTCTCAGCACCATGACCTGACTCTTTCTTGGAGAAAGCACTACCTGCTTTTCCGCCTGGGACATTGATGTTACCTGTATTTTGTTCTTTTGGATTACCTTTTAACAGACCGTTGCCTTTTAATGCACCTGTCTCTGAACCTTCGCTACCGTTACGGCCGCTTAGGATGTTAGCAGTTGTACCACCCATATCATTCTTACCAGCTACTGGGGACTTGCCGCCGTCAGCTTTTTCGGATTGACCTTTCTTTTCTGCGCCGTGACCTGCTGGAACTTTCTCAACATATTCACGCACTGTTTCTAGATCAAAGTCATCTTTCATTTCCATTTCGTCGCCCATGTCGTCGCTGTCGTCAGCCATGTCGCCACCTTTCAATGCATCAAACTTAGCTTGTAGTTCATCTACAATACTGTCTAGATCTTGGAATAATTCTTCTTCGGACTTTTCTTCGTCATCTTCTTCTGGACCCATGTCCATATCTAAATCACTTTCTAGATCGTCAGTTGCGTCGCCGCCCATTTCGTGATCGCCTTCATATGCGATATCTTCGAAGTTTTCATCCATCTTGTCTTCTTCAGCATCTTCATCTTCAGCTGCTTCGTCCATTTCTTCTTCGTCTTCGTCTTCTTCTTCTTCTTCAGAAATTTCGGAATCGATTAGATTTTCGTAAATTTCACGTGAAGCAGCAACTACGTATTCGTGGAATAGTTCTTCTGCTTTAGCTTGGTCTTCGTTAACTAGATGCGCTAGCATCTGTTCTAAAATATTTTTGTCTGCCATGTTATGTTCTCCTTCAAGATTGTTAGGCTGTAGTATATTTAATGCGTAGATTTAAAACCGGCGTTAAATGATAGTTTTTTGATTCGTTTGATCTGAATATGCAGTTTCTGGAAATTTTTGTTCAAATTGACTAAAACTTATATGGCTAAGATTACCTAGCTGATTTCCAAGTTTATCTGGAATAAAAGCAGTTGTCGGTATAACTCTATAAAATTTAATACCTTTAAACTCTTTAATAACTTTTTCCGTCTGACTTAACCAGTTTCCATGAAAAGTTGCTGCGTCTGTTGATTTTTTGTAGTTAAATGTATCTGCATACACATTGTTAAACTTTCCAGCAATACCTTGATAGTCAAACCCTAAAATGTAAACTTCTTTATGGCCTTGACTTGCAGCATGCCATAGTGCTGTTGGACCACTTGACCAACCTTTATGAGGTGTAAAGAAATTTATACCTGCTTTAGAGCTAATACCTTTATTAGGATTAGTCCATACCTGGTGTGTCTTATGATAGCCAGACTCAATAATCTCATTAACCATTTTAACATCTACTGCAATTAAAACGTGTGGTTCATATTCTCTATACTGGGCATTACATCCGTAAACAATACCTTTAGGTAGCAGAGATTTAGGATCAACAGATAGTCTGCTGGTTCCATTTCCTAGTACAAATGCTGGAGTATTATTCGGCTGCTGCTTCAACTGGGATACCATACATCTGTTGGATAAACCCTTGCTCTGAATTTTCTTCTGCTTGGTGCGCTTCAGATTGTAACCTAAGCTGATTTATCTGTCTTAGTGTTAAGCGAATCTTGCGAGTGTCGCTTTTTTTCACAACTGAACTGTCTTTACTGTTATCGTATCTACGATCGTTAGCAAAGTCGTTATTTTCGTTGTTGAAATAAAAAAATTCTAATAGGAGCATACTTGTATTTAGTCTTATACTGCTGGAGGTTCTTCTGCAGGTGCCTGGGCTGCTGCGCCTGCTTCGGCTGCTGCTGCCATATCATCAGGAGCTGTTTCATCTTGGGCGCCTAAATCAGCTGACATACCGCTTGGAGTAATACCTGCTGATCGCATCTCGCTTGCTGCATCTGTGGATGCTTTTAGCTTGTTGCCGTTTTCTTCGCGCCATAATGTTTCGTTTTCTACAATCTCTTCCTGAGTAAGACCAAGATATCGTTTCATAGCAAAACGTTTGCTCATATGTGGAATTTCTTGCACCTGCGCAAACACTCCAACACGAGTAGTATCAAGTTCTGCTTGACGGTAAGCAGCAAAGTTTTGCGGAGGATTAAATCTTAAGTCAAACAAACTTGAATCAATATTGATGCCTTGGTGCTGCATCCATAACTTAAATTCTAAGTCGAATGTTTCGACAACCATTGCCTGCAACCGTTCGCAGTACTTGTTAAATCGTAGTTCTTGAATGTATGCTGTGCCAACTTTGCCATCGGCAACTGAGTTACTTGATTCTTCAACACCTGTTGGCAAGTAAGCACTGGGAATTCTCAACGCACGGAATAACTTGTTAGTAAAGAAGCGTAAGTCAGTAATTTCACCTAGGTTAGTACCGCCTGGTAACGTTTCTACTTTTGATCCGCGACCTTCTGCTGTCTGCGGAAAGAAATAATCTTCGTTAGTGCTTAATGGATTATAACTTGAGTCAACAATGTTTGAACCGCCGCCACTAGCACTAGGAATGCGGCGCTGCTGTATTTCGTTTTTAACACGTTCAACAAAGCTCATGGCCATGTGTGCTGGCATATTACCCACGTCAACATAGAAAATCCTACGTTCAGGCGCACGTTGAATACGATAGATAATAATTGCATCTTCCAGCAATTCTTTTTGCTTGTAAACTTTGAATACTGATTCTAGCAAGCTATTGCCGAAAGGATAGTTTCTATCTAGTCCTTCACTTAATGAAATATGCACAACATCTTTTGCATCAACGCAAAATTCGTTTGAAGCATTTTGAAAACGTGTACCAGGAGACTGTCCCATATCACCAACCATACCGCGTCCAAATCCGCCACCTGTGGTGTAAGAGCTTGTACCGCTAGGGCTAGTGTTAGATGTTCCGTGTGGAGTAACCGCAACTAGATTTGCAAAGTTGAAGTTCATATCTTTAATAACATACTGCTCAGGAACTTTACCTTCGCTTTCGTTTACAATAATTTTGCTTACTTTGGCAGCATCAACAAATAGCCATTTTTTAGTTTCAGGATCACGTACAAAGAAACAGTCGCCGTATTTGAATGCATTACGCACAATGCGGAATATACGTGTTTCAAATTGTTGTTGCTTGACCCACTTCTGCAGGCTGTCTTTAATTAGTTTAACTTCAGTGCTAGTCGGCTTGCCGCGGAAGTGTGTACTAAACGGTGTTTCGTTTTCTTTATCGCGCTGTGTACAAAATTCAGCAAGGATATCTAGTGCAGCGTTAACTTCACTGTCCATATCCATTGTGTCGTATTGAATATACTTTTCAATACGGTTCGGACTACCTGCGTATACATCTGGCAAGTAGCTTGAGTAATTAGTACGAGCTGGCCCGGGTCTCCCTTGGCCGCCCAATGGACTCATTGATCCTGATTGATTCGATGTGTCTACTGGGGTGAAGTATTTTTTCCAACTCATTATATTATCCTATTATTAGACGCTGGCAAATAAGTCACCGCTCAATCCTTGCTGCACTGTAAGCTGTCTATCTTGAACATCTTTCATGTTCATATTTACTTTTATTAACTGCTCCAACTTAGTATTTAAGCTAGCAAGTAATGATTCTGCTGATTCTTGAGTAGGTGCCGCAGCAGTAGCAGCGCCTCCTGAGTTCTTCATCTCTGCTTTGTCTGCTTTAGCTTTAACTTCAGCTTCTTTTTTATTTTCAATATCTTTCTTTCCGGCTTCAGCTGTAGACATACCGCCTGATTTTGGTCCTCCGGCAATTGCTACTTCAGATTTCAACAAGTCTAAACTATTGTTTGTATTAAAATTAGTCTTTGCTTGTGCTGCCTCGGCTTTATCGTTTTCAACACCAATTTTCTTAGTATGACTATCTTTTAGTCCAATAAGTTTTTTATCTATTTCAGTTTTCTTTTGCTCTCTGGCTTCTTTCTTTGTTTCACTGCTTCGTTCGTTAGCTACCCCTTTTCTTTCTGCATCTCTAACTTTTTCTTTTTCGTCTAATGCTTGTCGTTCAGCTGCTACTTCTTGTTGTTTAAGTTTAACTGCTTTATTTGCATCACCAAATGTAATTTTATCAAGTACTGCTAAAAATCCGTCTTGCAACAATAGAAAGAATCGTTTTAAATTATCTCCGACTGCATCAAGTGCTGTGCTAAATGACCAACCAGTATCATAGAGCTGTTTAAATCCTGCAATAAGTGCAACAACACCTGCAACTATACCAATAATTGGAAGAGTAAGCAAAGATAGTGCCGTTGTGGCTAAAAAGGATGCTGCAGATTGTGCTAGAGTTGCGGCTGTCGTTATAGCTAGATAGCCTCCATATATTGCTAATGCTGTACCTAATCCCAAAAATATTGGCATCAGATTATCAGCAATAAATGTTCCTATACGTTCAAACATAGGCATTACATAGGTGCCTATTAGATTAGCAATGTCGTTAAACACGGGTACAACATAGTCGTTAATAGCTGATGCCATTAGTTGCAACACTGGAACAATATCTACCAACACAAATGCTGCCAAAGTTAGGAAAGCTGGGTACAGGCTATCTCTAATAAAGTTTCCAATACTTTCAAATATTGGTTTTAAATTTGTTACAAGATACATACCAACTTGTGTAATAATATCGCTAAAAATCATAAAGGCAGGTAACACATAAGTTGTTACTAGATCGGCAACAATTTTAAATGCTCCCATTAATACATCAAGCATACCACTTCCAGCTAATGCCATTGAAAAAGCGTTTCCAATTTCTGCAAGACTTTGCTGAAACTTTTGCATCTTCTCATTCATCTTGTCAGTGTTCTTTGCAGCTTCGCCCTGTTGTTCCCCTGCTTTCTTCACACCGTCTGTGGCAATTTGGTAAGTGGCTGCAAGTGCATTAGTGGTTCCTGCAAGACTAGCATCGGCTGCTGCTGCACTTTTAATATTTTTTAGATTCTTTGCACCCTCTTCCTTCATTTTATTGTTAAGAGCGTTACGTTCTGCATCAGTAACCGCTTCACCACGCTGCATCTTCTGTTGCATAGTAGTTAACATAGCCGCCGACTGAGGCAATTGCGCTAACAACTTTTGATTCTCTTCAGTAGTTGCTGTACCGTTGGCCAACATATCTTTGGTAAAGTTCTGCAACGGTTCTGGCAATCCGAGAACAGTATTTCTAAAAGACTTTTGTACTTCTTCGTTCTGTCCAGCCATTGCTGCTTGGAACTGTGCATCTTTAGCCAGTGTTGCTGCTTGTGCTTCTTTAGCAGAACGTTCTTCGCCGGTAATCTTTGCAAGGCCGTCCATCTCTTTTAGATATGTCCTTGCACCTTGTGCTAGTTGAGCATTAGTCTTACCGCCAGACAACCCTTGGCTTCTTAATAACGCACCATATCGAATAAGACCGCCATTAATTTCTTGACTACTCATACCTAGTGCATATAACTCCGAACTAGTTGACCGTACTGATTTTGAAACTTGTGCAAAGTTTTTAGCACCATCTTCGGTAGTTGTACCAAAGGCCATCAAGCCGGCACCGTTATTTTTAATTAATGATCCAAATTCTGCCATGTTCATGCCAGCTTGAGATGCTGATGCAGAGAAACTAGCCATGCTTCCACCGAAACTTGCTCCGCCGCCTGCGGCATTTACAAATGATTTAGTAACTCTATCAGCTGCGCCAGCAACTGCTCCAAATGCTCCACCTACTAGGCCGCCCACAATTGGTAACTGTTTAAATATATCAGCTGCATCTGTAATTGAACCATCTAACTGAGCGAACTGGCTAACAGTGCTGGTTAGTTTATTACCTAGAGTAAAGAACCCTCCAACAACACTACTGATACCAACTGTTAGTCTTTTAAAATGATCAGTGCTAGCTTTCCGGTTACCGTTATCTTCTTTCTGATTTTTATTTCGATCTCTCTGATTCTTTTCGTCGTCTTTATTACCTTTTCCACCTTTCATTCCCTTAATAGCACTGACTAACTCTCGTAAGGTGGCTTCAGACGCTGCATTCTTAGCTTCTACATTTCCTATGCCTGGTATATCAATTGTTACTGATGCCATTAAATAAATTCCTGGTAAACTGCGTACATAAATACGTTATAACACTATTGTATTTATCGGAGAAAAATATGAATCAAAATGTAAATATACCGCAAACGCCAAAATTAAATCCTTTGGCTAATTGGTATAGACAGCCTAAAATCTATGTGAGATTGCCTAGTCAAGGTCGATTCTATCCCCCAGGTGCATTAGACGTTAGTGCAAACGAAGAATATCCTGTATACTCAATGACTGCCAAAGACGAGTTAATGTTTAAAACTCCTGATGCACTGTTAAGCGGGCAAAGTACAGTTGAAGTTATTAAAAGTTGTATTCCTGCTATTTTAGATCCCTGGGCAATGCCCAGTATTGATCTAGACTTTGCACTCATTGCTATCCGCATCGCTACCTACGGCGAAAACATGGAAGTTAGAGTAGACTGTCCACATTGCAAAGAAGAAAATACCTACGATATCAACCTGTCAGACTGGATTGGTATCTTTAGCCAATTTACTTACAATTCAATTGTAGAAGCTGGGCCGCTAAACGTGCATGTGAGACCTTACAACTATAAAGAAGTTACAAAAGCATCAATTAAAACACTAGAGCAACAGAAGATCTTTGGCATTATTAACAATGAAGAAATCAGCGATGAGCTAAAGTTAGAAAAGTTTGGTGAAAGTTTTGTTAGACTAACTGAACTCACTGTTGATATTATTGCAGATTGCATTACACATATTGAAACACCAGACGGATCCACTGACGATAAAGTTCAGATCAAAGACTTTATTAATAATTCATCTAAAGATGTGTTTGAAGCTATCCAAATACACATTACTAAAATTAAAGATACTATAGAGTTTAAAGCAAAAGATGTCCAATGCGGAGACTGTCATAAGGAGTTCTTACTACCTGTGACAATGGACCAATCAAATTTTTTCGCAGTAAAATCTTAAACAGCCCTTTGCCGGAGATTTTACAGATAGCCAAACGGATGGAGTCTGAGGTTAAGGGAATCAAGAAAGACGTTCTCAAAATGTGTTGGTACATGAGAGGTCTTTCTTATAGTGAAGGCATGAATCTAAGTCATGATGAAAGAGAAATTGTTGCTGAGATTATTAAAGAAAACTTAGAGACTACAAAGAAAACTAACTTACCTTTCTTTTAATCATAAAAAAGCCTGCTTAAAGCAGGCTTTTTGTTGGCTGTATATATTACTTTTGACGGAACAATGTAAAGCCTTCGGCAACTACTTTACCGCTATTAACTTTACTTTGAGTCTGCATAGCTGGTTGAGCTGGTTGAGCTGCTGCTCTGCCAGTAACTCTAACTGGATTTTTGCGTACAGGAGCCGGCGCTGTCATTGAAGTTTGTAGCATAGCAAGAATTTTCTGTTTCTCGCTAGGCTTTAAAGTGGCAATGGCCTGCTGTGCTTGTTTGTACCCAGATGCTGCTGCCATTGGTGCTGCGTTCTTAGGAGCTGCTTTCTTAGGAGCTGCTTTCTTAGGAGCCGTAACTTTAGCATATTCATCGTCATATGCTTTTTTCACAGCTGGATCTTGTTCTGCATCTGGTTCTGCATCTGGAACATCACCTGCAATGTTTGCAGTAGAAGTAGCTTTACCTTTTTGGTACGCTTTCTTAACGCCACCTGCAATGCCGCCAATCATACCAACGCCTTTAGCAACCCCGCCAATGCCCTTAGCTAGTCCACGACCAATAGCACCTAACGGTCCTTCTTCAAGTTCTTGTGATTCAGTTAAGATTTCAGTTAGTCGCATTTTAATTCATTCCTAGGCATATGTTATAATCTTTTTCAGATCTATAGTTTATTTATTACAATAATGAGCTAAAGCTCATTTGCTTTTTCGCTCACGCTCAAAGCACTTCTTTTATTTAACAGTATTTTAAGAGATATGTTATTAATGCAATTAAGTATTATGCAGATTGTTCAGTCACACTTAGCCCTTGCGGGCTAAGAAAATCTAGCATTATGCGAGTTGCACAGTACACAGTAGCGTTAGAACTATAAGCATTGCTGCTTGCGTAGGCGGTTATCCGGTACCTACTCATTCCGTCTTAATAATAACGGCGAATTACTATGCACACGCTATCGCACATAGTAATCGTGGGTCTCTCTCCCATCTTTTAGCCTTTTTTAATATTCTCTTTATAAATCAAACCGGTTGTACGTAGGCGTATCCGATCGTCGTCCTGTTAAGGATAGTGATTTATAACCTCTTCACCAAGTAGAGATTCCTTACCGTCACACATCAGAACGGATTTGGGGCACAGTTATAGTCGCCGGTGCGGGCTTTTTTGGTGATTAAATGCCTGGATTTGTTGAAATTGTCTGTGCCTAGCGGCAATGGTGTTGCTTAAATTTTGGGTTTTTTGAGGATATGTGAGCCGTGAACTCGAACCTGTATGTGACCGTTGTACCAGTCAGTAGATTCTAGAACTTTGTGTTTAAATTGTTCTCTTGCCTCGATGTAGCTGCATTCTGATTTGTTTTTGCAGTAAAATAGAATTTCTCTGGTGAAGTTATTTTTGCCTAAAGTCTTAATATCTGCTGTAAGCGCATCGCTAGAACCATAATAGTCCTTCCAATCGCTTTCAATCTTGCCTCTAATTTTCTTTTTTTTCTTAGTGCCGTTCTTAAGTGTAACTGTTTTATAAGTTGTTTTTGCGAACTTTGCTAGTTTTTTGCCTATATACTTGCGCCCAGAGATGACATTGGTAATAAGATATACGAAACCGATATAATCTTCGGAGATTGCAGTAATTTCTTTCTTCTTATAGTACCATGTCATCGAGTACTTATTTTAGGGGGTCTTCCTACCATGCCTTTCCTGGCTGCTTTACGTTCGTCTCTTTTTGCCTGTATTTCTGTGCGCCTTAAACTTGCCTCATTGCGTATCTCACTCAGCCAATATCGTGCTCTAACACCAGCACTATCTGAACCTCGATGTTCAAAGCGATCCTGATACTTAAAGTATTCCTGAAAAGCGTGGATCATACGATCATGACTGTCTGTACTCATTTATTGTACTATCTCTACGTCGTTGCTGTAAGTGGTAAAGCCGCCTTCTTTTATTACTTTGAGCACATGATTTACTCGACTGGTTAAATCATCACGGTGACTGATCAAGAACACATTCTTATCACGCTCGCGAGTCATCTTTTTAAGTACACTAATAGAACTTTCAACACCGCTAGCGTCCATACCGCTATCAACAAGCTCGTCAATAAACAATAAGTTGATACTATGATATAAGTTTTCCCACACATCACGGAATGCCCAGCTCATACTTAGAATTAATCGATTACGTTCACCACGTGATAAGTTATCAAAGTCTAGATCTTGGCCTAACTGTGTAATAATAACACTCAAGTCATTCTGGAATTCAACGATATGTGGCAACCCAATCTTATCGAGGTAATATGTTAGGCGTTGATTCAAGTGCGCTAAGTTTTGATCAATAATTCGTTTGCGTACAAAACTATCTTTATTTGTTAGCAACTTGTGCAGGAACTCTTGATGCTCTTTGATGCGGTTAGCTTCATTTACAGCTTGCCAGTTAATTTCCTGAACCGCACTTTTCTTAAGTTCGTTAATCTGTTCAAGATACGGATTATTATCACCTTCTTTAATTTCTAAATCTTTAATTAACCCGTTGATAGTATTCTTATGATTAAGTGCTTCCTCTAAGCTGTCGTACTGTACTCTAGGACAATCACCCAATTCACCAATTTCTTTCAAGGCAAATTCAGTGTCCATAATTATTTCCCCGGCAGATTCGAAGTTAACAGTAGCTTCTTCGAGATCTTTAAGTTTACCGGAAAGTACAGACTCATGTTTTTCATCGTGAAATTCTTGTCCGCAGGCATGACATTGGTGATTTTTAAGAGTAGCAATTTCAGCAGTTAGCTTATCGAATCGTTTTGTATCTTTATCTTGTTCTAATCGAGTGCGTTGCATTGCGCTAGTTAAATCGTTAATGTCTTTACGTTTTTCATTGTAGAGAGCAAGAGCCTTATGATTAACAATTTCAACTTCTGGATCAATAGTACTAAGCGTGTCAATGCTCTTTAAAATATTTTCGATATTTTTTTCTTTAGTCTCATCCCACAGGCGCTGTTTTCGTTCTAGCGCATCGATACTCTGCTGTATACGCTCGTTGGACACTTTGATAGTTTCAATGCGAGTGTTTTCTGTCGTAATTGAATCTTTGCTAATACGGATAGCTTCTTTAAGGGTTTCTGCTTTTTCAGAAAGTAAAGTAATGCCCAATAACTGCTCAATAATGCTGCGTTGTTCACCAGCTTTCATAGACAAGAACGGTTCGGTGTAAGTGTTCAACGCCACAAGATGCTTAAACATATCGTGACTCATGCCCATCATTTCTTCGATGGCTTTTTGTGTTTCACGACTATCACCTTGACTTTCGTCTAGGTCTTTAAGATATTGTTCTTGACCATTGATACTAAATTTGAGTACGTTAGGTTTACGGCCACGTTCAATATGATACTCTTGACCATCTTTGTCAAATGTCAGGGTAACTAACATACCCTTACCGTTAATCTTGTTAACTAGATTATCTTTTTTGATGTTAGTAAGAGCAGTTCCATAAATGCCATAGCTAAGGCCGTTAATAATAGTAGTCTTACCAGTACCGTTGCGAGCACCACTATCATCTCCACCAAGGTCTAAGTTTTCACCGAGTACAAGTGTAAGCTGGCCTTTGTCAAAACTAATAGCCTGGGTTTGATTGCCCACACTCATAAAGTTGCGAACGGTTAAATTCTTTATCTTAATTGTCATAGGTTTCTATAAATGTCCAACAACATACCTTTGTCAAATGCATCGCTTTCGATAGCATTAATTTGATTCATAACAATTGTATCTACACTTTCAAAGCTAATATCAATTGGAACAGAATTTGATTCTATTTCTACTTTTTCGGGGATTAACATCAACTCACGTAATTTGTACTGAGGAATAAACTGCTCTTTGATAAAGTTTGCTTCTTCGAACGTAATAGGCAAGTCGATAGTCACACGGCAATGCATCTTCTCACGTAGAAGTCCTTCTGGGTCGTCAATAATCTGACTCAGCTTGTAGGTTCTAAACGTGGGCTGCCCTGGCCATGTATGATATTCGGGCTCATTGCCCCACTCTAGAATCATCATACCGCGAACATCGTCACCTGCATCGGCATAATTATGGGGGAAAGCATTGCCAATGTAGGTTACATTGCCTTTACTCTGTCGCTTATGAAAGTGTCCGCTGAATACATACTCTTGTCCACTAAAGTGACTAGCTTGCAACGTTCCGTGATCTGGCATCTGCACCATGGCGTTCATATAGAACAATGGCAACTCTAAGTGTCCAAACACATAGCGGCTTTTAAGTTTAGAAACTCCTCGCCACTCGTCGCCTATTAGCCAAGGCATAATAGTAACATCACCTTCTGTTAATTGATCTCTAACAGGAATAATGTTAGGAAACAGTCGCATAAATTCGATGCTATTAATTTCACGCTTGTCTTTGTAGAACAGATCGTGATTGCCTAGAATAAAATAGACTTTTTCAAAACTTTTGCTCAGCTTCTCTAAGTTGCTCACAGTATAATTCATAGTACTAACGTCTGTAGTACTGCGATTATGATGCCAGTCTCCTAGAAAGATTGCAGTTTCGCAACCTTGTTCTTTAGCAGTGTCACAGAACCAAGATACGAAATCTTCGCAATCTTGATTATGTGTACGACTACCACTTTTAAGGCCAAAGTGAATATCTGTGAAACAAGCGACTTTTTTAAACAATGACATAGTATCTCCTAATATTATTATACAGGGTTAAAGACAAAATGTCAACTAGTCGTTATCGCCAACAGGAGGTGTAGCTGAAATAGTTGCTCCACCGCCTCCGGACCCACTGTTCTGCCTACTCCAACTTGGGTTCATTCCGTTCATTTCAAGAATATCATCTCGAATGTTTTGATTACGCTTCTCAATATTGATAATGCGAACAAAACTGTTAGTAACAGCAGCGGTATAGTAAGCAAACGGGTTATCACTTTTGCTTTCATCAAATTGTAAACCTATCTGGGTGAGCTGAAGGATTGCTTGACCGCGCATTTCATCGTTGTAAGTATAGCCACGAACGTTTCCTCTGGTCGCATATCTTTCACATAATTTTAAAAACATGCGAGCTAGATTGTTAGTCATTTGCCCGTGTTCTTTATTAAACACTCCTGTGGTAAAATCACCTTTCCAGTGGCTCTTACCAACTAAGATTAGGTTATTATTAGCATCAAACTTCCAGTGTTGGAACGGAGGAAAATTCACTTTTTCGTGACTATCGGCAGTATTTTTTAAAGTCTTCTTACGACCCGGAGCAAGCGGAACATGTACAAAGGTCATAACTCTAAAAACTACATCATCTTTCTTGATAGTTTTATAGTCGATTTCGAATTCTTTAGAAGGTAACTTTTTACCACCTGCAAGTACAGCAGCTTCGTGAGCTAATTTAGCTAATCTTGATGCTCTATTGCGTTTAGCTTCCGCTATTGTACGAATATTGATCTTTTCTACATTTGGTATAATCATATCATAGTCTGCGTATTCGGGCGCAGAGTAGGTACAAAATGTGTTTTTGCTTCTGTGGATCTCTTTTAATAGATCTTTGTTAGTTAGATACTTTATTTTGGGTACGGTATTCATTATATAAGGATCTCCTGTTACTAATATAATAGCACATTTTTAATGAAATAAATAGAGTATAGCGGAGATATTTAACCAAAATGGCACTATCTATAAATCCTTTGGCACAACTGATTTCAACAGCGACATCTAGTATTGCACAGGCAACAAATGAAGCAAATGCAGCTCTACCAGGTATAGGGGATGCGTTCTCAAAAGCTAACCTAGACGCTAAGATCGGAAGACTAAGCGGAGAAATTGGTAGCGGGTTAAACGGAATGACCACAGGGGCTAAGGGGTTACTATCTACAGCAAGTTCATCACTTAATGGAGTTGGCGGCTCTATCGGAAATGCCCTTGGACAGATTAATACCACAGGACTCGGCGGACTAGGCACTAGTATCCAAAGCTCAGTAGCAGGCGGTATTAGTAGTCTACAAACGGCAGTTGGGGCAACTAGTAATATTACAGCGGATATTTCCGGCACACTTAACAAACTAGCAGGCGGTAATCTCGGCGGCGGATTACAAGCTCTTGCTGGAGATATTAGTAAAGCAGCAGGCATGCTAAACAATTTTCTAAGCCTAAAACGTGGAGCTAATTTACCAGCCGGTGGCCAGCTATTCACTCAAAACGGACAAGCTATTAAATTACAAGCTAGTGCCAAAAACGATTGGCGTGTAAGATTAAATGCTAACTGGACATTATTTGACAGTCCGCTGTTTAGCCTGTTGGAGAATACCGGCGGTGTTGTGTGGCCTTACTTGCCTAACATCACAGTTTCTACTAAAGCAAATTATAATTCAGTAGAAACTACTCACAGTAACTATCCTACACAGGGATATAAAAACAGTGTAGTTGAAGACATCTCTATTGTTGGAGAGTTTACTTGCGAAACAGAAACAGATGCCGCTTACTGGATAGCAGCAACTACATTTTTTAAGACCGCTACAAAGATGTTTTTTGGACAAGGAGCTAATGCAGGTAATCCTCCAATCATTTGCAACCTAAGCGGATATGGATCAAGTGTATTTGATTCAATTCCTGTTGTAGTAAAAAGTTTTAGCGTAGACCTAAAAGATGATACCAACTATATTCAGTGTAACACCTTTGGAACTAATACTTGGGTACCAGTAGTTAGCACTATTTCAGTTACAGTAAGTCCAATTTACAACAGAGCAAACTTGAGAAAGTTCAGCCTAGCAGATTATGCCAAAGGCAAAGTAGCATCAAGTACAGGATATATCTAATATGGCACAATATAAATCTACAAGTCCGTGGGCAGCTACAAGACAAAACAATCTATATTTGGAATTACTAGAAATTAGACCTGTACCTGCTGAACCCGACGATTTTAAATATACGATCGAAAATCAGTATAGGCATCGGCCTGATTTGTTAGCCTATGATTTATACGGTAATGTAAAATTATGGTGGGTATTTGTTCAACGTAACATGAGTGTTTTACGAGACCCAATATATGATTTTGAACCAGGAACAACCATTTTCTTGCCTAAAAAATCTAATCTAGAAAAATATCTAGGAGTATAAATTGGCATTATTTAGAGATCTTGGTACAGCAGCATTAAACATTGTTAAACCGGACGGAACAAATATTATTAGTTCCGGACTGTCTTCTCTGGTAAGTATCGGGTCGGCAGTACGTACAACCTTAGAGAATCCAGCAAGAGCTACTGACAAACTAGTTGATGGCGTTAGTAAGGTAGCTACTGATCCTAACAAGCCGTTATCTGTAGTGACTAGAAATCTTCCAAGCGTGATTAAGAATCCCTTAGAAAAATTCGCATCAGTTAATTACATGTGGACATTAGCATGTCTAACTCCTAAACAATTTAATAATCCGTCCTTGTATAGAAACAATGATCAAGTGTGGACAAATGACAGTTATATAGATGATAAAACTGGTAACACATTCAGTTCAACTGTGATATTTTCTTCCGGCGGTCGATTTGATAGTCAGCGAACTAAAACAGCTAGTGGATCTCCTGAATACTATATTCAGAATTTTGTTATGAAAACTACTGTTGGTGCAAACAGTAAAACTGGTAATAGTAACGCATTTAAATTTGAATTTGATATATATGAACCACACAGCATGGGACTGTTGTTACAGAGTCTTCAAGTAGCTGCAAACACTGCTGGATATATCAACTATCTTAGTAATGCTCCTTATGTTTTAAAATTAGACTTTATGGGATGGGACGATCTAGGTCTTGGTTACAAAGCAGTAAAATCAAAATACTTTGTTCTTAGACTAACCTCGTGTAAGTTTAGCGTTAACGAAGGCGGTAGTACTTATAAAGTAGAAGCTGTTCCGTATAATCATCAAGGGTTTAGTGATGATATCAATACTGCCTACACTGACTTAAAATTAGTAGCGTCTACTCAAGGAACTGTTGAAGAAATACTATCTACTGGACCAGAAAGTTTGCAAGCAGTTCTTAACAAAATTGAACAGAAGTTAGTTGCTGATAAACAAGTTGGAGTGGCTGATCAATATGAAATTCAGTTTCCAAAAGACTCTTCTTCCTTTCAGCGAGCTAATGCTCCAGTAGGAACACAAAAAGCAACATCAAGTCCCGGCCAGCTAGCAAAAATAGTAATAGCTGGAAGTAATACTGAAGTAGTAGCTGCTTTTGATAAAAACGAAATTGGCGGTTCAAGTTTAGGATTTAGTCAAAGTAGTGGCGGCAACATGACCTTTAAGAAAGCCGGCGATCAGTATGACGCTAAGACCGGAGTTGTTAAACGAGACAACATGACTATTGATCCTAAAAACAGATCATTTCAATTTAGCCAAGGACAAACACTTACCGCAATTATTAATCAGGTAGTAGTCAGTTCTAAGTATGCACAAGATGCAGTTACCAGTGTGAAAAATCTTAAGGATGGGTTTATTAAGTGGTTCCGTCTTGATGTACAAATTGAACTACTAGACTTTGATGCACTAACTAGCGACTTTGCTAAGAAAATTACATATCGAGTAGTTCCGTATTTCGTACATCATTCTATATTTTCTAATCCTAATTCAGTACCCATTGGATATCCAAAGTTGCTAGGTAGAATTTGTAAAGGATACGAATACATATACAGCGGTCAAAACGTAGATGTCCTTAAGTTTGACATAAAAATTAATAATATGTTCTATACTGGTATTCAACCAGGTAACCCTGCAGATGCTTCTACGGCTAGTAACCAAGATCAAAAGGGTGTAGCAGCAGAACAGCCTAAAGAGTCAAGAGTTGCCGACGGCGGATCAAGAGCTGCACAAACAGCTAACCTAGGAAGATCTAGACCTAAAAAGACTCCAGAACAGATAGTAGCAATGAAAGGCGGCACTGGCGATTCTAACACTGAGCGACAGGTAGCGGAACAGTTTCATAGAGCATTTACACAGAGCCAAGCAGAGATGGTAACTGTTAATTTGGAAATTTTAGGGGATACCTATTGGGTAGTAGATAGCGGACAGGGAAACTATTTTGCCGCTACTGTAGAACCGCAAGCACAAATTACAGAAGACGGTACAATGAATTACGAAAGCGGCGATGTTTTCATTTATTTGACCTTTAGAACTCCAATTGATATTAATCAAGAAACAGGATTATATAATTTTCCTAAAGCTGAAAGTCCATTCACTGGGATCTACAGGGTAACTATGTGCGAAAATATATTCAGCGACGGTATTTTTAAACAAAAACTAACTTGTATTAGAATGCCAGGACAGCCAGCTGACTATGCAGACAGCCCAGCAGAGATTAAATCAGATCTCAGAACAGATCCAGCCAATGCATTATCTATTAAACTTGGCCCAGAAGAAAAACCTAAAACATCCGTAATAGATAATACGCCACCAGTGGATTACACATAATATGTCACAACAAAAACGTAGCTCAGTAGCAGTAACAGACAAAAAAGATATCGGCGCAGGGCCCTACTTGGCTAAAATTATTAGTCACTTAGATCCAAGTTTTATGGGAAGTTTAGAAGTTACTTTACTTAGAAATCAAGGAAACACTATTGGCGAGGATACACAAACATACATTGTAAAATGTGCCCAGCCATTTTATGGGTACACTGCCTATGAGAACATGGGACAAAATACTGCTACTGACGGAAAAGTTCCAACAATTGAAGCGTTTAACGATACTCAAAAAAGCTATGGTATGTGGTTCGTACCACCAGATCCGGGAGTAACAGTATTAGTAGTATTTGTTGATGGAGATCCTAGTCAAGGATATTGGATTGGATGTATACCTAGTAGATTTGCTAATAATATGGTTCCTGCAATCGCAGGGTCAACACAAGTCGATATGGACAAGGCGGACAAAGACAAATATAATACTAAACAGCCATTGCCAATTGCAGAACTAAATCGTAGATTGAATGCAAAAGACCAGTCAGTTGACATTGATAATAAAAAGAGGCCATTACACCCTATTGCTGAAAGATTCTTAGAACAAGGACTAGTAGAAGATGATGTCCGGGGAGTTACTACTTCAAGTGCTAGACGTAATACTCCTAGCATGGTATTCGGAATATCTACTCCAGGACCACTAGACAAACGTAGCCAAGCAAAGAAAGCAAGATTAGGAACATTGTCAAGCCAAACAACTGCAACAGTTCCAGTCAGCAGACTAGGCGGAACACAGTTTGTCATGGACGACGGCGACGATCGTTATCAACGTGCAACGCCAGCAGGAGGTCCAACAGCCGGCCCTGTAAAGTATGCAGATGTACTTGCCGGCGAAAAGGGCGACCCTACTATTCCGTACAGCGAATACTTCCGTATCCGTACAAGAACCGGCCACCAACTGCTAATGCATAACAGCGAAGATTTAATCTACATTGGAAATGCTAGAGGTACATCATGGGTAGAACTGACTAGCAATGGTAAAATAGATATCTATGCTGCCGATAGTATCAGTATCCATACTGAAAATGATTTAAACATTAAAGCAGCCCGTGATATTAACATGGAAGCTGGCCGCAACATTAATATCAAAACGTTGTCTGGGCAAATGCATGTTGAAACTGCAACAAATTTTGAAGTATTTGCCAATGCTGATGGCAAAATTACTATAGGTAAGAATCTTGATATACTTGTAGGTGCAAATACAAAAGTATCTCAAGTAGGAACATTTGATCTTAATTCAGGCGGTGATAACAAATTTAGTACTTCTGGAAACACTAGTATAGGTAGTGCAGGGGATCATAAAGAAACTGCGGCAACTATTAACATGAACAGTGATCTTGCTGCTGATCCAGCAGTAAATGCCGACTTCGTTAGGCCGTTACCGTTACATGCTAATCCAGTAACGAGTGGTGATAGGAATTGGGCATCAACAAAATATCAGTCAGGTACCACAAACAGTATTATGAAACGCATACCTATGCACGAGCCTTGGCCGCTGCATGAGAATCAAGCACCTAACTTATTAACTCCGGATAACACGGATAGGGACGTATAACATGGCCAATAAATTATATAATCAAAAAACTGTTGCAGTTAATAAAGCATCGGTCGGCGATGCAGGAGGCAGCTTTGCCTACAAAGGATTTAGTTCAAGCGAAACTAAAAAGAACTTTAAGCTCTATGATATAGACTTAGTCAAACAGGATTTACTCAATCATTTTTATATCCGTAAGGGTGAAAAATTAGAAAATCCAGAGTTTGGTACAATTATCTGGGACATGCTGTTCGAACAATTTACTGAAGATGTAAAAAATATGATTGCCAAAGATGTTGAGGACATTATCAATTATGATCCTCGTATTGCGGTAAATCAAGTACAAATAGATAGTACTGACCAGGGTATTAGAATACAAGCAGATATTACATATATACCCTTTAACATTAACGAGCGCATGAGTTTTAATTTCGACAAGGACAATTCCGTCATTAACTGAGCACATTATTTTGTTTGGTAAATATGATTATAGGACTGAAAGATGACAACGACAACAAGACAAAATAACTTAATTTTAAACCAAGATTGGACTAGAATCTATCAGACGTTTAGTAATGCTGACTTTAAAAGTTACGACTTTGAAAATTTACGTCGTGTCATTATTACCTATCTCCGTGAAAACTATCCGGAAGATTTTAACGATTATATTGAGTCATCTGAGTACATGGCTCTTATTGATGCTGTTGCATTTTTAGGTCAAAGTCTTGCTTTCCGTATTGATCTAGCATCAAGAGAAAACTTTATTGAGCTTGCAGAGCGTAAGGAAAGTGTCCTACGTCTTGCTCGTATGTTAAGCTACAACGCCAAAAGAAACATCTCTTCTAGCGGTCTTTTAAAATTCTCTACAGTTACAACTACCGAAGACATTCTTGATAGTAACGGTAAAAACTTAGCACAGCAAATTATCTCTTGGAACGACCCAACTAACACTAACTGGTTAGAACAATTCATAACTGTGTTAAACTCTGCAATGGCAGATAATACAGAGTTTGGTCGTAGTCAAGGTAGTGCAACTATACAAGGCATTCCTACAGAACAATATAGATTGCGTAGCACCAGCACAGATGTTGCAGTTTACACATTTAACAAAACTGTAGCCGGCCGCGGCATGGCTTTTGAAATTGTAAGCACGTCATTTAATGGTAGCACCAGCATATACGAAGAACCGCCGGTTCCTGGTAATCAAGTAGGATTTGTCTACCGTAATGACGGCAAAGGGCCTGGTAGTTCTAACACTGGTTTTTACTTGATGTTTAAACAGGGCAGTTTAGAGCTTGCAGACTTTAATATTGAAGTTCCTACAACTAATGAAACAGTCTCAGTTGACAGTGTTAACATTAATAACAATGATGTATGGTTATACAGCCTAAGCTCAACAGGCACACAACTAAATGAATGGACTCCGGTATCTACGTTACTAGGTAACAATATTGCCTACAATAGTCTAAGTCAAGATATTAGAAATATCTACTCAGTTGTTACTAAAGAAAACGACCGTATTGATTTAAAATTTGCTGATGGAGTATACGGTAATATTCCACAAGGTGCATTTAGAGTTTACTATAGAGTTAGTAACGGATTATCATATACTATTGCACCGGCAGAAATGCGCGGTATTAACATTGCAGTTCCTTATACTAACAAACAAGGAGTACAGCATACATTAACTATTGGGCTAGCATTGCAGTCAAGTGTATCTTCAAGTGCAGCTTCTGAAGATATTGACACTATTAGAACAAATGCACCTGCGGTATATTATACACAAAATAGAATGATTACTGGTGAAGATTACAATCTTGCACCGTTATCAAGTAGCCAAGATATTTTAAAAATTAAAGCAGTTAATAGAACAAGTAGCGGAATTTCTCGCAACTTTGAAATTATTGATGCCAGCGGAAAATACAGTTCAGTTAATGTATTTGCAAATGACGGATTCTTATATAAAGAAGAAATTGAAAGAGCATTGACTTTTAACTGGTCAAACCGAATAGATATTATTAATTTTATTAAGCGTAGTGTTGAGCCTGTATTTACAGACACCGATGTTTATAACTTCTACATAACTAATTTTGATAAAATAACATTCACTGAAACTAACACTGTATGGGAACAAACAACAACTCAAGTAAATCTTACTACCGGGTATTTTAAAAACTCAGTAGACCAATCGTTATTCCAAGTTGGCACTTATTCTACTAATAATTTAAAATATGTTAAATTTGGTGCGTTGGTTAAATTTGTTCCTCCTACAGGTAAAGCATTTAAGAATGGACAAATTGTAGACATTAACCTTGCAGATTCGTTGCAAACTGATCGACTGTGGACCAAAGTAATTAAAGTTGTCGGCGACGGTACAAATTCTGGCAGAGGTATATTAACATCGGGACTAGGTCCTGTGTCGTTTAGTGATACTATTCCGTCTGGAGCAATAGCTCAGCGTATTATTCCAAAATTTGTAAATGATCTGCCTGCTGCATTAGAATCGGAAATTGTTAATCAAGTATCTCAAAATTTAAATTTTGGACTGCGATTTGAAGTTGAAGCATCAACATGGAATATTATCACTTCATCTAACCTAGATTCAGTTAGTGACTTTAGTTTAGGACGTTCAGGTGACACTACTAGCAACAATTTAGATGCATCATGGATAATTGCATTTATTAGAGAAGCAGATCAATATAGAGTACGGATACGAGGCCTAGACTATATTGCTGGTAGTGTTGAACAAAATAGATTTTACTATGATGTTAACCAAAAACAATACAATAATCAAGTTGGCGCAGTTGTAAAAGATACTGTAACAATTTTAGGAATCAACACAGTTAGCGATGGATCAGGTAGTGCTATCAAGCAGGATTTCGCATTTGAAGTTACCGATACTATTAAATTTGACGATGGATATGAAAGTGCAAAAGAAATCAAAGTTGCATTTTCAGATATTGACAGCGACGGCGTTATTGATAATCCTGAGCAATTTGAACAGATTATAGGTGAAGATGCAGATTTAAATTATCTATTCTTCCAAGAAGTAACAGATTCTGCAGGAAACACAACATACGAATTGGTTGATAATTCTTCTAATAATATCACAGTGGTACAGAAAGAATCACTAGTTAACGTTAATGATTATGCCAACGGCAATTTAATTTATTTTTATGACTTTGCAGAAAATCGTGTTAAGCGAGTAAACAAAGTTACTAACACATTGATATTAGAAAGCTCCTACAAAGGAGTAGTTGGTAGAGATAAATTAAAATTCCAATACGTGCATAACGCTAGTGTTGATCGCCGAATTGATCCTAGCGTAAGTAATATTATTGATGTATTTTTAATGACTAGAAGTTATGATACTGCTTATAGGATTTATCTAGCAGGCGGAAGTACAGAACCAGAAGCACCTAGCAGCGATAGTTTGCAAATAACGTTTGGTACAAATCTAAATGCGATTAAATCGATCAGCGATGAGATTATATATCATCCGGTAACCTACAAAGTATTATTTGGCAGCACTGCGGCAGCGAATCTACAAGCACAATTTAAAGTAGTTAAGAATCCTAATAAAGCAATCAACGACAACGACCTCAAAGTAAGAATTATCACAGCTATTAATGAGTTCTTTGATATAAACAATTGGGACTTCGGAGATAGATTTTACTTAAGTGAAATGAACACATATATACTAAATCAAACAGCACCAGACATTAGCAATTTAACAATAACACCAAGACAGGCTAGTTTAGCATTTGGTAGTTTATTTGAAATTCAAAGCGGGCCTGACGAAATTTTAATCAGCGGCGCAACAGTAGATGATGTAGAAATAGTGTCAGCAATAACAACCGCCGAAGTCGGTTCTAGCGTTTAACAGAGTATTAAGAAGATAAAATATGGCAGATAAAAAATTCCCTCAAAGCGGTTTACCAATCAGAAAAACTGTTGAATTGTTACCAACAGTTTTTAGATCAGACGCGAATGACAAATTCATGTCGGCAGTGGTTGATCCGTTAGTTCAACCAGGCACCTTACAAAAGTTAGTAGGATATGTTGGAAGACGCTATGGAAATACATACAACGGATCTGATATCTATATTGATACTGATAATACACTACGTAGCAGATATCAGTTAGAACCTGGAGTAGTTTCTAGAACCAATAACACTGTAGACAGTTTCTACGATTATCTCGATTTTAAAAATCAATTACAGTTCTTTGGAAATACAGAGGAACGTGACGACTTAATCACAGGCCAAGAACACTACAGTTGGAATCCTCCTATTGACTGGGACAAGTTTATTAACTATCGCGAATACTACTGGGAACCTAGTGGACCACCAGCGATACCAGTATTCGGTCAATCAGCAAAAATTATTAGCACATACAAAGTTGCTCTCGGATTAAACTCTTTTATCTTTACTCCTGATTCATTTACTAATAATCCAACAATTACACTATACCGTGGCCAATCATATAAATTTCAAATTAAAGCACCTAAAGAAGGGTTTGCAATTAGAACAAACTATGACACTGGCTCATTAATATTCAATCCAGCCCGCCCATATTCTGCAAACGAACAAGCGGTATATGATGGCAAACTATGGAAAGCTAAAGTAGCAATTGCGTCTGGAGCCAGCAGTAGTATTACGCTTGGAAGTCAGGATTGGGAATTTATAGCACTTGTAGCGTCAGGCACTGCCCTTGACTATAGCATTGGTGTTACTAATAATGGAATTGAAAACGGAACCTTAACTTTTAAAGTACCGTACGACGCACCTGATGTATTATTCTATCAAAGTTTAATTGATCCTAACAAGTTTGGTAGGTTTCTAATTACTGATATTGAGGCAAACACAAAGATAAACATTGATAAAGACATCATTGGCAAAATAACCTACACTAGCAGCAACGGAATAACATTCTCAAACGGCATGGTTTTAGAATTTAGAGGACAAGTTACTCCTTTAAAATATAGTCTAGACAGTTGGCTAGTAGAAGGAGTAGGCACAGCAATTACATTAACACGGTTTGCAGATCTTATTGTTCCTGTGTTGACAACAGATACTCCGGAAGTTGTATTTGATAATGAAGGATTTGATACTCAGCCGTTTGACGATGCAACAACATATCCTGCACAGAAAGATTATATCACTATCAAACGTGATAGCAAAGATACTAATCCTTGGAGTCGTTATAACCGTTGGTTCCACCGAAATGTATTAGAATATTCTTACACTTTACGAGGCGAAGATTTTTCAGCAACTGAATCTCAAAGAGCAAAACGTCCTATCATTGAGTTTAAGTCAAACATTCAATTGTTTAATCATGGTAGTATTTCTAAAGAAGTTGTAGACTATATTGATGATTATACAACAGATGTATTTTCTAAAATAGAAGGTAGTGTTGGCTACAACATTGATGGAGAAAATTTATTTGAAGGCGCTCGAATTTTAGTAACTGCTGATACTGATATTCTTGCAAACAATAAAATTTACGAAGTTAACTTTATTACACATAATAACAAAAAACGAATACATTTAGCAGAAACTACAGATTCTGATTCTGTAGCAGGCGCCGGAGTATTAGTACGTCGAGGTAAGAATAACGGCGGATTGATGTATTATTTCAATGGATCAAGTTGGTTAGCTAGCCAAGCAAAAACAGCAGTCAACCAGCCTCCGCTATTTGATGTGTTTGACAGTAATGGAATAAGTTTTTCCAATACTGATACGTACCCTATAAATTCTTTTAACGGAAACAAACTATTTGCATACAAGATTGGAAACAGTATTGCGGACAAAGAATTAGGATTTAGTCTAAGTTACTTGAATATTGACAATGTGGGCGACATCCAGTTTGACTGGAATTGGGAAATTGATAATTTCACATACACTCTTGATCAATTAGAGTTGACTAAAAATATATCTAGCGGATATTTCAAAATTAATCCAGACGATGTTTATTTAAACGGATGGACTAAAACTGATAATACATATATCCAGCCTATCATTGATAGTCAGGTCATTACCGAAGTAACTAACACTATAAAGTTAACAACTATTAACTGGGATAATGTTACTGATAATACTAATTTAATAATTAATTTCTATGTTAACCAACAGCAAAAACAAGTAACGCCTATTACTAGAGAGCGCGGAGTATTCACTTTTGCAAATAATTTTGCAGTTGACGACGTTGTATATGTTAAAATAATTACAGATTTGTCTCCAGATACCGGGTATTATGAAATGCCGGTTAGTCTTGAAAAGAATCCGTTAAATCAAGCATTAACAACTTTTACATTAGGCCAGGCAATTGATCACGTAGCTGGATCAGTTGAGTTTGATACTAGATATTCTGGAAATATTCCAGGCATTTCTAATATTCGAGATCTAGATGACTACCAACCGTTTGCAAAAAGATTTTTAAAGCATTCTGGAATTGCACCGTTAGCAGTTAGTTTATTATGTGATAAAACTTCTAACATAATTAAATCAATTCAACATGCTAGAAAATCTTATACAGATTTTAAAAATAATTTTATTGCTAGGTCTACTACTATAGATTATAACGATAACTTAATTAATTTTGTTGATGATATCATTACCGACTTAACCAAGACAAAAAATGCAGATAGTGCATTTTCAAATTCTGACATGATTGGCAGCGGCGCATTTATTGCTATCAACTATACAGTAGAAGATACTGGAATTACAACATTTGCATTATCAGAGAAATTTACACTAACTGAACTAAGCAACAGAGCAGTTTATGTTTACATAAACAATCAACAGTTATTGAACGCTACAGAATATGAATTTAATGCTACTTTTGGTTTTATAACTATTTTAGCTGACTTGGCAGAAAACGACGAAGTTGAAATTAGAGAATATATTTCGACAGCAGCAAACTATATTCCGTCAACACCAACATCAATGGGACTGTATAAAAAATACACACCAATGAAATTTGTCGATGATACTTACCAAGAACCTAGAGAAGTAATTCAAGGCCACGACGGTAGTATTACTGCCTCTTACGGTGATTTCCGTGATGATCTATTATTAGAACTAGAATACAGAATTTACAACAACATTAAGCAAGAATATAATACAGCTATTTTTGATAATGATTTAGTAGTAGGCGGATACTACAGTAACGTATTGTATACTAAATCTCAATTAGACGGCATTGTTGTGCAAGAGTTTTTAAAGTGGGTTCAAAACACAAATATTAACTATACAATTAACGAGTATTTTGATAGTGAAAATTCTTTCACTTACACATACAGTAACATGACCGACCCATCTGGTACACAAAATTTGCCAGGGTACTGGAGAGGAGTATACCAGTGGTTCTTTGACACTGATCGCCCACATCGTTGCCCTTGGGAAATGTTAGGATTTTCAGAGCAGCCAGTATGGTGGGAAGCAGAGTACGGTTCTGCTCCTTATACTAGCGGCAACTTAATTCTTTGGGAAGACCTTGAAGCTGGCATAATCCGCAAAGGCACTACTGCTGGAACGTATGATAGATACAAGCGTCCTGGATTAACAACATATATTCCGGTTGATAGTGACGGTAACTTACTAAGTCCGTTAGACGCCGGGGTATCTAAAAACTTTACATTGATAAACAACAGAGGAAGCTTCGTATTAGGGGATGTTAGCCCAGCAGAGTATGCTTGGAGATCTAGCAGCGAATGGCCGTTTGCTGTAACATTAGCAATGTGTTTAATGAAACCGTTTGAATTTATTACAGACAGCTTTGATAGGTCCAATACAACTACAAATATATTAGGGCAAACAATTAATTCTAAGACAGGAGTGTTTTCAACTCTTAAAGATATTGTAATATCGACAGCTAGTAACGAACTAACATCTGGGCTAGTGAAATATGTCTCAAGTTATATTAGATCTATTGGTGCAGATATTTCAGAAGTTAATACAAAGCTACGAAATCTTGATGTTAATTTATCTACTAGATTGTCAGGCTTTGTTGACAAAGCTCAACAAAAGTATATTTTAGACAGCAAGAATCCAAGTGCAACTTCTAGTAACATTTACATTCCTGCAGAAAACTACGACATTATTTTTAATGTTAGTTCTCCGATCGCAAGTGTTTCCTATAGCGGAGTGATATTAGAAAAATCTGAAGGCGGATGGGTTATAAGTGGCTACGATAATATTCACCCGTATTTTAACTACTATCCAGCTGTAGCTAATCAAGCCGATCCTACAATCTCAGTAGGCGGAGTTAGTGAAACATTTACTGACTGGACAACAAATAAAACCTACAACAATGGACAGATAGTACGTCGGAATAATACATTTTATAGAGCTTTAAGAACTCATAGTAGCAGTACGGTCTTTGATACAGCCCAGTGGAAAAAATTACCACAGTTGCCACTAGTTGGCGCAGTGGAAGCACAACGTCGTAGAACTTTTAATACTTTGAATCTTTCTAGACTCAGCTATGGTGCTAGATTAGATACTGTGCAAGAAGTAGTTAACTTTCTGCTAGGGTATGAAGCATATCTAAAATCTGTTGGGTTTACCTTTAATAGATACGATCCAGCAAATCAAGTTTCTCAAGACTGGACAACAAGCTGCAAAGAATACATGTTCTGGACCAGACAGAATTGGGCAGTAGGGTCTCTAATTACATTAAGCCCAGGCGCAGAAAAATTAGATATTACAATTCCAGTAGGAGTTGCTGATAATATTCTAGATGGATTCTACAGTTACCAGTTATTAAAAGCCGACGGAAAACCGTTAGCTCCTAATTTTATTAACGTTAACAGAAGTTTTCAAAATATCACAGTAGCGACTACTAATACTACAGAAGGTATCCATTACCTAACAGTATACTATGTGCTTAAAGAACACGTTGCTATTTTCTCTGATCGTACAGTATTCAATGATATTATCTATGACAAGTCAACTGGGTATCGCCAGGATAGGCTAAAGACACAAGGATTCCGCACAGTTGATTGGGACGGGGATTACACTAGCCCTGGCTTTTTGTTTGATAACGTTAACATTACTGCCTGGGCTCCTTTTAATGATTATAAGTTAGGAGACATTGTTTCTTATAGAAGTTACAATTGGACTAGCCTTGTAAACCAATTAGGGTCAGAAACATTTAACAATACTAGCTGGACAAAACTAGATTCAACCCCGGAAAAACAACTAGTTGCAAACTTTGATTATAAGATCAATCAATTTGAAGATTACTATAATGTAGATGCTGAAGGTACAGGTGAAAGCCAACGTGCTCTAGCACGTCACGCAGTTGGTTACCAGACTAGAGAATATTTACAAACTCTAGCTGAAGATCCAGTAACACAGTTCCAATTATATCAGGGATTTGTTAGAGAAAAGGGCACAGCAAATGCAATTTCTAAAGTGTTTAATAAACTAAGTCGTTCAACAGGAGACAGTATTGTACTCAATGAGGAATGGGCATTTAGAGTTGGCCGCGTCGGCGGAACAGATCAATTAAGAGAAATTGAGTTTGAATTTTCAAAGAATAAATTTAAAATTGATCCCCAACCGTTTTTATTAACAGCTAATATTGATACAGCTATCACTGATCAATATTATAGAATCGCACAATCAAATTTTACAGTATCTCCTATAGACTTTACTTTTAATGTAACTCCTGTAGCATACAGCAATGGATTAGAAAAAACGGCTGGATATGTAAAAAATGATCAAATAGATTTTATATTGAAATCTAGAGACGACATTTTAGATCTTGATATTAATAGTGTTGTAGAAAATGATCATATCTGGATCACATTTGATTCATACACCTGGACAGTTTTACGATATAACCAAGCACCACAACTTAATATTATTGACGTATCTCTAGCAGATGGGCAAGTAACAATTACACTGTCACGCCGTCATAGTCTTATAGTTGACGACATTGTTGGGGTTAAGGAAATTCCTAATCTTACAGGATTTTTTAAGATTGTTGAAGTTGGAGATTATACATTAGTAGTTGAAGCAACCTCAACTACTGCACCTGAATTTGATGCTAGCACACTTACAACATTGTACACGTTGACTACTGCTCGTACTGCATCCTACGACACATTGGATCCAGAAGCAGCCGCATTATTAGTTAATGGCGCTAAACTGTGGGTTGACAACAACGGCAGTGACCTTTGGGAAGTTATTAGAAAAAATAAACAATTTGTAAACAAAGAATTAACTGAGTATGGCATTACCACTCCTATTAATGCAGGAACTAAAGTTATCTATGATGACAATTTAAAACAGACTATATCTAGTATTCCAGGATCCGGATATGTAATGAGTTATATTGAATCACATAATGGTCTAACACTAAAACAAATTATTGCTCCTCTAAGCGGGTTCGAGTCAAATGTTGTTGGATCGTTTGGTAGCAAGATGGCGATAAGTCCAGACAGTCGTTGGTTAATCGTGTCATCACCATTGGCCAGCGGAATCAAGAGTAATTACCAGGGTGGTTTTTCATCAGCATCATACATAGAGGATGATATTGTTCTATATGCTGGTAGTTTATGGAAAGCAAACAAGGATATAAACACTAGCGATTACAGCACGATTGATCTTGATTCAGAAAATTGGGAACAAGCTAACTCTATTCCTGCACTATCGTCCGGAAGAGCTCCTGGATTTACTCAGCAAGGTATGATTTCTATTTACGAATGGAGTAACCAACAATGGAATATACATTCTTCATTTGTTAGCCCGCGTCCACAAGAATATGAATTCTTTGGCTCAGAAGTTGCAATTGGAGTAAGCGGCACAGAATATTACATGGCAGTCTCTGCAATCGGTTCACTAGAAAATCGAGGAAGAGTTTACCTATTTGAATACGACGGCGTAGAGTGGACACACAAAGAAAATTCTAGCTATGCTGGAATCTATGATCCAACAGGAGCAACTAGTTACCCAGCAGGAACAATTGTTTGGTTTAACGAATCTTTGTGGCAGTCTCTAGAAGACCAACTAGGTGACGGCAGCTCTATTACTGTAGACTCACAACAGTGGACACAACTAGATCCAGTATCTACACATACCTCACTACCATCAAATATCTCCATTGACGATGATGGATCAACATTAGCGCTTATAAATCTTACAGAAGAAGCTACTATTGGTATATTAGGCAACACGCAATTAGCAGAATTAATTAAAGTAGGAGACGAGTTCGGTACTTCGATGACTATGAGCCGAGACGGTGGCATTCTTGTTATCGGTGCACCAAACAGCGACGGCCAATATTTTGCAAACTACAGAGGACAATGGAGAGCAGATGTAGAGTATGCTGAAAATGATGTAGTGAAGTCTGAAACACAATATTATAAATTAACAGATGCAACAAGCATTAACGACGACCCGTCAGGCAGTGGACTGCCTTGGATTAATGTGGGCGATAGTACCACAGTATCATCTGGCAAAGTTTACATTTACCAACGGTCTACATTGGGAACATATGATCTCAAGCAGACAATCAATGCTGGATCGATGGTAGGGTTAAATGATATTACTACCGGCAATACAGAAATTAATGCAGGCGACCAATTTGGATTTGCTATTGATGTTGATTATTCAGGAACTACACTAGTAATAACAAGTCCTAGGGCAGACTTAAATCTTATAAATCAAGGCTCTGCTTATGTGTTCGAAACTGCAGGACTTGCAGCCCTCGAATTTAGATTGAAGCAAAAACTAGAAAGTTTTGAACAGTATGCTGATGAATGGTTCGGCCAAAGTATCTCTATTAGCTCTGGTACAGAAAGAATTGCCATCGGCGCAAAGAATACTCCGTTTGTTAATGTCACAATGTTTGATACTCTAGATGGTACATCGTTTGATCAGTCGCTAACACGATTTATCGATGCAAAGGGATATGCAGGCGCAGTATATGTATTTGAAAGAAAAGCAGATAGCTATTTCCTAACTGAAAAATTAGAAGCAGAGTTATCGCCGTTTGAATCTTTTGGTAATAGCATAGATTGTACTAGATCTGCAATAGCTGTAGGATCTCCCAGATTTGTTGCGCCGGTATTGTCTGGATCAGCATTTACATACCCTGGACAAAAGATAGGCACAGTTAGATTGTTTAGAAAAGATGAAACTATCGAATCATGGGAAGTGTTATCAACTAAGCAAAAAATTGTTGACCTTGCAAAAATTCGAAGCATTGGGTTATATGACAATGTCAAAAACACAAAAATTCAAGACATAGACTATGTTGACCATGCTAATTTAAAAATATTAAATTCTGCAGAACAGGAACTTGCATTCAAAACTCCGTTTGATCCGGCAGTGTACACACTAGGAACTGATGATCAAGTTGTTGAACCAACACAGTCATGGACTACTAAACATGTAGGTGAACTTTGGTGGGATTTGTCACAAGCTAAGTGGATAGACTATCAGCAAGGCGATATTGCTTATCGAGTAGGCAACTGGAATACTCTTGCAGCAGGCGCAAGTATTGACATTTACGAATGGGTAGAAAGTTTACTGCTACCGTCAGAATGGAGCGGAGTTGCAGATACTAACGAAGGTATAGCCGAAGGTATTTCCGGACAGCCATTATATCCTAATGATAATGTGTATTCAGTTAAAGAACTGTTTAATTCTAATACTGGGCTAGCAACCTCAACCTTATACTATTATTGGGTCAAGAGCAAAGTAACAGTACCTGAAAATATGCCAAGCAGAAGAATATCAGCTGCATCAGTTGCATCATATATCAGTAGCCCAGCAGGAACCGGAACAGCATTTGTTGCACTACTAGATACAGACAAAATATTAACGTATAACTTTACCTCGGTTATCTCGTCTGATACAGCATTGTTGAATATTGAATATCGTAAAACCACTGATAGTTTAAATGCAATACACAACGAATATCAATTGTTAACTGAAGGTGTAGCAGATAGCGTACCTACAAAACAGTTAGAAACAAAATGGATTGATAGTTTAATTGGTATAAATTTAACAGGTGACCGAGTTCCAGATTCTACATTATCTGACAAACAAAAATACGGAATAAGTTTTAGACCAAGGCAGTCAATGTTTGTTAACAATATAGCAGCACTGAAAGCAGCTATACAACGAGTTAATACTGTGTTGCAACAGGAATCGTTTGCAGATATTATCAATTTTAATAACTTAAATTTAATTGACCAAGCACCTAATGCTGTATTAAATCGCTATGATGTTGCAGTAGATACATACGCAGACTTATTATTAGTGGGTACAGCTAAAACTCGTCAAGCGACTTTATCAGTTAACATTGTAGACGGATTAATCGATACTATTGATATTGTTAGTCCGGGATTTGGTTACAAGCCAACAGAATTAGTTAATCAATCAATTCCTGGAGTGTATGTTGGACCAACGATTAGTATAACAGGTACAGGTACAGGCGCCACAGCAGAATGCCGCATTGATGGCCAGGGCAGAGTTATTACAGTTGTAGTAACTTTAAAAGGCAAGAAATATAGTTCGGCATCTGCAGCAGTAAGACAGTTCTCAGTTTTAGTTAATAGTGATGCTACTTCTAATAATTTCTGGAGCATATATGCATGGGATGATGTAAGAAAAGTATTCTTTAGAAGTGCATCGCAATCATATGATACTACACGTTATTGGAGTCTAGCAGATTGGTGGAAAGAAGGATATACTCCAACAGACCGCATTGTTAAGGAAATTACAAATCTTTCAGAGTATCCTGCGATAACAAATCTTAATGCAGGGGATTTAGTCCGTATCAAAGAATACGGCGCTGGCGGATGGGCAGTCTTTGAAGAACTAACTAATTTGCAAAATACTAGCATTAATACCTTTTTAGATAATCACCAACTAGTAGGCAGGGAGAAAGGTACTGTAGAATTATCTAGCAGTTTGTATGATATTACCGCATCTGGGATCGGGTACGATACTGCTCAAACATTCGATGCTACTTACTATGATATAGGTAATTCTACCGAATTAAGAAATATTTTTGCGGCAGTTAAAGAAAATATATTTATTGGTGACTACGCAATTGAGTGGAATCGACTATTCTTTAATTCTGTAAGATATGCATTTGCTGAACAGCCATATATTGACTGGGCGTTTAAAACTAGTTTCTTAACAGCTACTCATAATGTAGGTCCGCTAACGCAAAAACTTAATTACAAAAATGATAACATTGAAAGTTTCCAAGAATATATTAACGAAGTTAAGCCATATAGAACAACAGTAAGAGAATATATCAGCAGATACGACACAATAGAAGCGGCACCGTCTGCAATTTCAGATTTTGATTTACCTCCAACTTACTCAGTTGAAGCAGGAAAAATTGTTCCAGTAAACCAATACAGTATCG